CAAACGGAAATTAATGAAGAAACTGCTATTGTAATGCGTCAAAAACTGGAGGTAAGAGAGCAGAATTTACAAGCCATTTATCAATCTGATGAAAATCGTGAAAAGATAAGAAAGATTAAAGAAGCATGGGCGGACTTAAAAAAGAAAAAAGAAGACTATGACAAATCTAAAAAGGGAGTATCTTTATATGATAAAATAGTAAAATGGATTGATTCAATTAATATAAGTTTAAAAATACAAGATGTTGGTCAGCTGTCTAATGTAGCTCTCGCACCAGGAATAATAGCAGGTAAAATTTCAGCGTTTATTGAAGAACAAAAGAAAGAAGCAGCGTATATAAAAAGAGTTGCAAAATCTCAGAAAAAAATTATAAAAGAAGATTTAGAAATATATGGGAAATATTTGGAAGAATTAATTGATGAAATAAATAAGGGAGATGATGATTATAGACAAGAAATATTATCAAAATTAGACCCGTGGGCACAGCAAGATCCATATATAGCAGATGCTCCATATATTGAGATTATGCCAAGATATCAAGAACGTTTGGCATCGGCTGAAGTTAAGGCTGAACAAGAACAATTAGCAGGTGGAAAAGTTACAAATCCAAACTTGTTTAAAATGCCAGAACTTAAAATTAGAAGACCATCTGCCGATCTTATTGCGAGTATGTTACCAATTGAAAGGGCACAACTTAATGTTGGAGATAACGCAAATACTGATGATGCTAAGGACGAAGAAATAAAGAAAGATTATCAAACGATAATGGCTGCAGATTATGCAAAGAAACAGGCTGAAGCAAATGGTGGGTATGTAACTTCTAATGTAACTGTAAAAGATGCAGACGGAAATATTATAGGTACAGGTACTACAAGGGGTAATATGGATCCGGGTGTGGCTGAAGCGATGTTGCAAGAGGCGAGAGATGCACAATCTGGAAAATTTAAAAAACGAAATAATCCTTTTGGGGAATTATCTTGGGAAAATAACTAAAGAGGTGATGTTATGAAAGTAAAACAACTGAAAACTATTATTAGAAAAATAGTAGTAGAAGAGGTTAAAAAGCAGGTTAGCGAAATATTTATAAAGGAACAGGTTAAACCTTCTCGTATGGTAGCAACAAAGCCAGTAAAACGGGAAACAGTTAATTATACTGGTAACTCGGCTTTAAATAAAGTTTTAAATGAGACTGTTGGGTTAGGTAAAGGGGATACTGATGAGTATCCAACTATGGGCAATAAAGCTTATACTACAGAAAATATGTCAGAGGTATTAGGTTATGGTGAAATGGCTTCTCCTGAACTAAAAAGAGATAGAGTAGCAGCACAAACTTTAGCAGAAAAAGGTGTTACTCCAGACCAAGTAGGTTATGGTGAAATGGCTTCTCCTGAACTAAAAAGAGATAGAGTTGCAGCACAAACTTTAGCAGAAAAGGGTGTTACTCCAGATCAAGTAGGGGATGGAGTTGTTAACGCACTTACAAGAGATTATTCTGGTTTAATGAAAGCAATGAACAAAGGTAAATAATGTCAAACGTAGTAAAATATTCAGCACTTGGTATTCCATTTGGAATGGGTTATCCATTGACATTTGGAGGAAATAGTAAAACATTTAAGCAAGTTATGGATTTTGGTATAACTATTAAAAATAATATAAGAAATCTTTTACTTACTCAAAAAGGTGAAAAAGATTATGATATAGAGTTTGGTACAGATTTAACTAAAATATTATTTCAATTTCAAATAGGAGATCCAAGTTTAGAAACTGCTGTAGAAGAAACTATTCGTTCAGCTATAGAAACATATTTACCTGGAGTAAAGGTGGATGCTTTAATAATAACACCATTAGATACAAAAGATGGGGCAATAACAGTAAAGTTAGATTTTTCTGCAGATTTTACAGATCCTTTAAATTTAGAATTTGTTGTTAAAGCAACAGGAGTAGAAGATTCTGGAACAACCTCAAACGCAGGTGGATCACCTGATTCAGCAGATAAACTTGTCTAGGAGATAAATTAAATGGGCGATTCAACAAATATAAAAAAAGATGTAAAAAGAGAAGTTAAATATTTAAATAAAGATTTTTCTCAATTTAGAAATAGTCTTGTAGAGCATGCGAAAACATATTTCCCAACAACTTATACAGATTTTAGTGATAGTTCTATAGGAATGATGTTTGTAGAGATGGCATCCTATGTAGGAGATGTTCTTTCTTATTATGTAGATAATACTTTTAAAGAAACTATTTTAGCATATGCTGAAGAAACTAAAACTGTATATGATATTGCACAATCTTTAGGATATAAACCAAAAACAGGAGTTGCTGCTTCTTGTAAAGTAGATGTATATTGTACAGTTCCAGCACAGGGAGCTGGAGCTAATGTTATACCAAATTGGTCTTATGCTCCAACAGTAGAAGGTGGAATGAGGCTTTCTACAGCAGAAAGTGTTACAACATTTAGAACTACAGAACCAATAAATTTTCAAGTTTCAAGTTCTATAGATCCTACATACTTTGAAAAATACCAAGAATCTACAGATGGTACTCCAACAAAATTTTTATTAAAAAAGAAAGTAGATGCGGTTAGTGGAGATGTTAGTACAGAGTATTTAACATATGGAACGGCAGAGCAATATACAGTTAGTGTATTATCAAGAGAAAATATTAATGAAATTATTTTAGTAACAGATAGTGATGGTAATAAGTGGTATGAAGTATCGTCTTTAGGACAGGATACAATTTTAGATGAAAGTGTAAATAATAGTACAAATTCTCCAGATGTAAGTGATTATGCTGGAGATACACCATATTTAATGAAACTTATTAGGACACCAAGAAGATTTGTTACATATTTACGAGATGATAATAGGATGGAAATTAGATTTGGTTCGGGTATTTCAGATAATCCTGATGAAGAAATTATTCCAAATCCAGATAGTGTGGGTTCATCCCTTTCTACAGGAGTTTCTAAATTAGATTCTACATTTGATCCAACTAACTTTTTAAAAACACGTACTTACGGATTAGCACCATCTGGCACAACATTAACATTTACATATGCACATGGAGCTTCACAATTAGATAATGTAGGTTCTAAACAATTAACAAGAATTACAAATAAATCAGCATCAATACCAAATTCAAGTACTTTAAATACAGATACAGTATCCGATACATTAAATTCTGTTAGGGCTATAAATAATGAAGCAGCTGTTGGAGCTAGAAATATAGAAACTTTAAATGAAATAAAAAGTAATGCAGCTGCTAATTTTCAATCACAAAATAGGGCAGTTACTAAGAATGATTATATGGTAAGATCATTAGCAATGCCTTCTAGATTTGGTAGTATTGCAAAAGTTTATGTTGTACAAGATGATCATTTAAATGATATAGCAGAAAAAACCAGCGATACTCCAGGAGCATCATCAAGTGATTCAAAAGATGAAACACAAGGTGGAACTGATCAGAAAACAACATATTCACCCTATACCCAAGAAATAAATGGATAAAAACTATGCCTAGTCAAGATAATAAAAACCCGTTAGCATTAAATTTATATGTGTTATCATATGATGGTAATAAAAATTTAACTGCACCCAATCAAGCAAGTAAAGAAAATTTACAAACATATTTAGGACAATATAGAATGGTAACAGATGCTATTAATATTAAAAATGCATATGTTATTAATATTGGAGTTAAATTTTCTATTATGACATTACCACAATTTAATAAAAATGAAGTTTTGGTTAGATGTATAGATGAAGTAAAAACCTTTTTTAATATAGATAGGTGGCAAATAAATCAACCGATTGTTATATCTGATTTAACATATAAATTATCAGTTGTTGAGGGGGTTGCAGTTGTAGTAACTCCAGAAGATGCTGTAGCATCTTCTGCAAATCCTGCTGATAAACCACAAATAATTCTTACAAATAAATACAGAAGTGCTGATGGCTACTCTGGAAATGTATATGATATGGATAAAGCGTATTATAATGGAATATATCATACATCATTAGATCCAAGTATGTTTGAATTGAAATATTCAGATTCAGATATACAGGGTAGAGTAGTTGGAACTATAGGAGGATAATAATGCATTATTTTGAATATCCAAGCGTAGATGCTACAATATACCAAGCAAGTCAATCTATGAATACGGGGTTGGATCCTATATTAGAGATTAGGAAAGATGTGAGTGCTACTGGGGATGCTGTAAATGTTTCACGAGCTTTAGTTAAATTTGATTTAACTTACATTAGTTCTTCAGTAATAAGTGGTTTAATACCATCTACAGCAAAGTATTATTTAAATATGTATGATGCAAACCCAGAAGAATTAACAACCAGTGATATTTTATATGCTCATCCAGTAAGTCAATCTTGGACTGGTGGAACAGGAGACTTTGATTCTGATCCTCAAAAAACAAATGGAGTTAGTTGGAAATATAGTCAAGGAAAAAGTTCGGGTCAATATTGGATGTCAGGTAGTTTATCGGGATCTGGTGCTACTTGGTATAGTGGTAGTGATACACCTCTTAAACTTGATGCTTCACAATCTTATGATCATTCAAGTACTGATATGAGAATGAATGTAACGGATATAATGAATGCTTGGATTTATTCTGGTTCAACATACCCAAACGAAGGATTTTTAGTAAAGAGAAGTGGTAGTATGAAAAATGCAGATACTGCTCAACCAGAGGGAAGTTCAACACATTTAGGTAATTTTAGTTTCTTTTCAAGAGATACAAATACAATTTATCCACCAAAGTTAGAAGCAGTTTGGGATGATAGTTCTTGGAGCACAGGAAGTTTACAACCAATAACAGGTTCTGAGTATGATGATATGGCTTTTTATGTTAAAGGCTTGAGGAGTGAATATAAGCAAGATTCTAAAACAAAAATACGAGTGGTAGGGCGGGCTAAGTATCCAGAAAAAACATATGCTACTACACCAACACAATTGGGTGTAAAATATCTACCAAGTGGTAGCACTTATTATTCTATAAAAGATGCACAGACAGAAGAAGTTATAATTCCATTTGGAAGTGGTTCAATAGTAAGTTGTGATACAACTGGAAATTATTTTAATATTTGGTTAAACGGATTACAACCAGAACGAATTTATAATGTTCAATTTAAAGCAACTGTAAGTCAGAGTACATCAGATGAGCAAGATGTTATATCTATTCAAGATCACACTTTTAAAGTGAGCAGGTAATGCCAATAACATTCGAT